GATGAGATTTACAAAAAATCTTATTTTGATCTGTCGCAAAACCTGATTTCTATGGCTTTTCGCATTATCAATTGTCCTGAGATGAGTAAAATTAGCGCAGAAAAAGGGCAACAACTGATTCAGTTTGCTGCTTCCGATCAGCAAAATTTTGCTAACCAAGCTAAATCCATTGTTGCACACGTGCAACAGGGAAACTAAGGGCCCCTGTTGTGGATGACAGCAGCAATACAAATACCAAGTTGCTTATAACGCTTATTGGTATTGTCATCGCCACCATTGCGGGGGCTGGAACCTATTTTCTGAAAACGCAAGCGGACATGGATAAAAACCTTGCCGTAATGGTGGCGATTATGAAAAAAGAAGATGAGCAATCCGATTTTGCCAAACTTGAAGAGCGCGTTACCAATATCGAAAACGCCATCCCAACCCTTATCGCTAATCAAGGGGCTAAATGATGCTTTCTCTTTCTCAAGATGGAATTGACCTGATCCATGCTTTTGAAGGGTGCGTGTTAAAGATTTACAAGGATTCTGCTGGCATTGACACCATCGGGTGGGGTCACAGAGTATGGCCAGAGGAAATACCTCAATTTCAAAACGGAATCACCCAAGAACAGGCGGATGCTTTGTTTTTGAAAGATGCGGCAAAGAAAGAAAATTCTGTTCGGGATTTGATTTTTTATCCCATAAACCAAGGGCAATTTGATGCGCTTGTGTCTTTCACCTTTAACCTTGGGCGCAGGAACCTTGAACAATCCACACTTCGTCGCATGGTGAATGAAGGAAGAATTGACGGAGCAGCCAGAGAATTTGAACGCTGGATTTATATAAACAAAATTCCCTCTAACGGCCTTCGCAGACGTAGAAAAGCAGAATCTTTGATGTTTTTAGGCAATGAAGGATGGAAAGATTTATTATGAAAAACCTAGTAGATGAGACCGTTTATCAAAATGTGTTTGAAAACCTCAAAGGGGAAACAAACGCGCACTGGTTATGCGTGGCATTGAATGACAAACTAAATGAGACGCATGATTTTTTGCTTGAGATTGCTAGTACTATGCAGAGAAACGTAGATGACGTGGATCAGGAAAAAAGGGAAAGTCTCGATGAAATTATAGATTTTGCAAATGGTTTGGCTGAACATATCCGTATTGAACAATACAGACATATTGATAAAATGAGAGAGTTTTCAGGGTTAAGGGAATACGGGAAAGGCATGAAACTATGAGCACATGGAAAGAGGTTGGAGAATGGCTAAAATCAAATGCTATGGACGGCGCAAACCTAGTCGGCTCTCTTTTAACGGGGAACATTCCAAACGCAATAGCATCTGGCGTTTCTTTAATCTCTGGTGCCACAGGATATGCAGAACCTGACAAGGCTCTTAATGCCCTTCAGAAGGACCCACAGGCCCTTTTAAGGCTTAAAGAGCTGGCCTACCAAAACGAATCTTCTATCCGCTCCCACATCCTTGAAATCAAGAAAATAGAGCTGTTAGATGAACAAGCCTCCCACAAGGAAACACAAGAAACTATCCGCGCTGGTGATAAAGCAGAAGACCGTCTTATCCGATGGACACGACCAGGGTTATGTTGGGCAGGGATATTTTTATCGGCTGTTTATATCATGCACACAACAAACCCAAGTGACACAATCTTCTTTGGGCTTATGACCCTTCCCTATAGCTATATGGGATTAAGACAAGTAGGGAAGGGGATTGATGCTTTTGTTGGCAAAGGAAAGATTGACTAGCAACCCTTCCCGCCGCCTTTTCCTTTTTTCTTTTTCATAAAAACTCCTTTAATTCCAGTCTACGGTTGGGGCATTTCTATCCCCTGTTGGAGACGTTGATGCTTGTGCAAATACGGTTGTACCATCCAGTTTATAAATTGTCACATCACCCGTTGTTTCGTTGACGTTGACTTTGGCCAGTTGCGTTCTTGCCACACCTTTGAGCATTTGACTTGATGTAATGGCGTTTTCCATTGTGTAATTCCAAACAGCATCCGCGTTTTGCGCTGCTGTGGGGACAGAGCCACCTTCTGTTACGATTGTGGAGGCGGCGGATTGAATTAAGAGGGTTTGGACTCCGGGGGTGTAGGCGATGGGGTCTCCGCTTGGTCCTCCGACAAGGTTTCCACCTGAGACTCGGGCGACGTAGTTTCCTGCTGGGAATTGAAGTTGCCAAGACCCCAATAGTTCGACGGTGATACCGACTTGCACCCCGGGTCCGAGCACATTAAGTCCGGAACCTGATCCAATTCTTTCATAAAGAATACCCTCTTCTGTGGCTTGAGCTTCTTTTATAGCATCATACAAAAGAATGCAATCAATGTTTACCGATCCCACGTCAACATCAATTTTTGATGTGGCAAAATCAAAGGTAAACGGAGACACATAATAGGTCATGGATTACACGTCACTGTTTCGGCTTGCGTTCACACTTGCTCCAGCGTTGGTCACAGATAACGTGGTAGAGAAAGGCACAATCGGTGATGCGCCACTTCCATTTCGGACATCCACGCGAGCATTAAAGTTAGAGGCATAAATAAACGTCACGCTTTCCGATGATCCCGTTGCAGCCCTGTCAATATAAGGCACAAACACATCATCCGCCGTAACAATGTTACTGGCTAAAGCAGGCGAAAGACCCGTAAAGGTTTTGGTGCCCGCATTAAAGGCAGTGTAGGTGTAACGAAGGTTTTTAATGCGAATCACGCCGCTGGCTGGGGTATCGGTTTTAATGCTTTCCACCACCTGCAATGACGTTGCCCCTGAACTGGCCGCCACGGGGGTGTATTCATCTTTTAACAAGCCACCAGATCCATTATCACGCGCCACCAAAACACGATCCCCTGACACCAAGTTTCCAACAGTAACACCAATAAGCGTTGGCGGTACCTGCGTTGTGCCATCATGGGCAATCAACTGATACTTGGTACTCTCCGCAGGCAAAACACCCGTCAACCACCACCCTTGAGCCACAAAGAACGTACCCCCCGCGAAGGTTCCAAAAGGGGCCGCCACGTTTTCTGTATAGGCAGAGTTTAAAACCCGATACCGCCACCCGGGAATGCTGTTAAGGGTCGCCGCACTGTTTTCCCGCGTCAAATACTGAAGATATTGGTAAGCCTCTTGCAAGGTACAGCTGCTTGACAGTGTGATGGTGCCTTTATACAGTTTTGATCCATTTCCGTTGGCTAAATCTTGGTTGGTATCCCCAAACGTTACCGTGACTTTGCTGGATAAAGCCGCCGCGCTGGCCTCAGAAAGCACAATGTTGGAATCAAGGGACGTTGACAAAGCCGCATTGCTTTCACCACCCGCTGACAGGTTCACGTCAAAGTGAGAATACGATTGTCCCCATTTTCTTGAAAACGCCGTCACGTTTCCGCTGTCAATCAATGATCCCGCTGTTTTGACTTTGACCAAAATCTGAATGTGTCCATCCGACCAAAATTTAGTCAGTTTGTTGCCACTTTGCACTACATACACAGGCGATGCCGCCACAATACCACCGATGGTTTTTAGGCCAGAGTATTGAACGTTTGCACTGTCTTGCTTAATAGAGCCAAAATTGACAAATTGCGCCGCCGTATCATCCAAATTGAATATAATGGAACCACTGGTCAAAAGGTTAAGACGTGACGCAACAGCCGCATCCCGAGGACCATCCAAACGTGATGGGTTAGGGGCTAAAATATCCACAAGGTCATTGCCAGTAGCAGATGAATCATCCGCTAAATCCTGAAGCCACGCGTGTAAAGCCAAAACCGAATAAACGGTTGTGCTGGCCCCAGCTTGGCGACGAATGTCACCTGTGGCACTAATTTGGAAATCGTCCTGAATAGCCATAATTATAGTCCTTTATTGATCGGATTCTTGAAGGGCAACAACGTTTGTCGTTGCCGTTGGTGAAATGGAAACTTGGGTAAACCATGGTTTATAAGCAGGGTTGCCACTGGCATTTCTTGCCTCTATGGCAACAGACCCTGTGTATTGAAAATCAAAGGCTAGTGTTGTACCCGCACCGCACGACGCCTGTTGCAGCAAGGCCCCCGTGTCCACCCGTGTCACCTTGACCCGTGACTGAGGCACAAGGTTGGTGATGTTGACCAGAGACCCAGGCAAAGGATGCTGGATTTGCTGATCCGTCGCATTGGTCTGGATGCCCGCCGAAAACCCGGTTGTAAGCGTACCCGCTGCGGCCAAGGTCGCGCGGCACCGGATTTGCAAGAGATAGCCATTGGTCGGGCTGACCGCGACGTTGACCGGCGAAAAGCTGATTGTGCCGCTTGCGCCAAGCGGGTTGGAAATGAAAGCATTGGAGACGGTAATCACGTTTCCGGCGATGTTGGTAATCGTGGTATCTTGCGGCAGCCGGAAGGTGCTGTGCTGGATAAAATCTCCAATCTGCGGCTGACGTGTCAGCGCGGCCAGATCGGCCGTACTTACCGTTACTGTGGTAGCACCGTTTGCTGGGTCGCCGCCCTGCGTCCGAACCGTATTCGCAAGGAACGTCCAAGACGCGCCGAAACCGCCGCCCGTGTCGATCTTGTATTCCCAGATCAGGTTCTGAACATCTGTCCCGCCGCACGATCCACCGCCACCGAAAGCGGTGTGGCCATAGAAGCGATAGGGCGAAGTCCAAACCACTTCATCCGTCAGTTTCGAGAGAACGATGCTCCCGTTTCCGGTGTAGCCAGAGCCGGTTCCAAACGTCCCAGAAAGTTGACTTGCTGAAGCGGCGGTCGGCTCGTTCGCCATGACCGAGATGCGCCCTGTAGTGGTGGAGTTGTAAGCATCATCCCAATGCGTCCCGTTGCAGTTTGCAAAGCCGCGCCGGAAATTCGACCAGCGTGCGCCTCGGCTTGTAATTGACTGTCCGCTCAAATCGAAAAACTGCGATCCAGTCGCCCAAACGTCGAACATTTCAATCAGAGGCATGGTTTGGGTGAACGACACCGGCCCGATGCGATTGTTCGTGGTGTAAATACGCCGAAACGTCGCCCGAGAACCCGGCCCACCGTTCAAAATATAGCCCATTGGATTAACAGAACCGCAATCATACGGCGCAGTCGGTGTGCCGATATTGGAGATTTTTAAATTAGTGAAGTACCCCGCAGCTAGGTTCACGATCTGGTCGTACGGGTGCACATTGGGCAGTCCGCCAAGCGATGCGAAGCCGTCAATTTCGATGTTCGTGCCGGTGACGGCGAAAGCCTGACTCGCCATTGCTGGTGTGCCGCCCGTCATGACATCCGCGTATTTGAAATTCTTGATTAGGATGTTTGAGTTTCCTGCCGCGATTGAAGTCTGGCCGTTAATGACTTCGCAGTCCTCCAGAACGCAGTTCGACATCCCCAAGTTCACAGTAACAAAATTACCAATCGCACTGGCCGGAACCCTCTGGGAAATGCCCTGCCATCTTGCGATCAGGTCAAATCGGCAGCGACGAAACTCGACATTTGTAGTGTTCCCTGCTGAGAAAACCCCCGCGTTACTGCGGCGCGTGAACCGGCTATCCGTAGCGCCCCCGGCGAAGGCGTTTGCAAAGGAAAGTGCCACAGTGGCGGAGGCAATCAGGCCCACGCCGACGCAGCAGTTGGTAATTGATGTGCTGCCAATAAACTGTGTGGTGCAGCTATCGGAAATCACCATGTTGCCAGTGTTAAACCAATTCAGCACAGCGCCCTTCACCGTGGGGCCGGGGTTGCCGGATTGGAAATAATACCGCGTGTTGAGCGCGGTCAGCATCGGCGCGAAATTATCTACCGGCTGAGTGGTGGACAGGAATACGTTGGGTATCCTGACCTTGCAGCCCGAAGGCGGCTTGAAACCGGCATTGTTCGCCCCGCGAAGCGCAAGCTGCACCGTCCCCGCTATCGGATCCACACCGCAATGTTTTCCGCGTACATCCGTCGGGATGAAGGAGAAAGTCGCCATTTCCAGCCGCGACAGGGCGATATAAACGCCTTCCGTAGCACTGCCCGTGAAAGACGGAAGGCCGGTCACATAGGTCGGGGTCGCGGAGTTTGAGGTCGCGATAATGCACTGGCCGGTTTGCCCCGCGCCTGTGAGGTTGATCGTGACGTTTACCCGATACCAGCCGTTACCTAGAGCCGTGATGGAGGATGATGTGCCGGTCGGGCTGCCGACATTGGGGATTGCACTAAGCGTCCCCGCGTCCAAATCTACCAGCACACCGAAGCGGTCGGCACTGCCGTTCGTGGCAAACTGCACCACGGCCCATTGGCGCGTGTCTTTTTTCAAGACAGCGGAAAAGGTGTAGGTGCCCGATGGGAAGGCAGTGTTGTATCCACTCAGGGCAAAGGACGCATTATGCACACCCGTTGCTGCCGTTTCCCGCAGGCGTTCCGCCGCTGGATAAGGAAACGCAGAAATAGCATTCCTTGTCAGGGTCGCATTGGTGGCGGTCAGGGCTTCGTTGACGTAGTGATGCCCATTCCAGATGTCGCCCGCATTGGAATACCATTCGTAGACGCCAGAGCCTGCCGCAGTCTCAATCTGGACGCCCCCCAATTCCTCGCGCACCGGCAGCGTGAAAGTCTGGTTATCCGCGCCGTTCGTTGTTCCAAGGTCGTACCAGTCGCCATCGACAACACAAGAGGACAGGCGCGGCACTACCATAGAGACGGCGGTGGTGCCTACAGTCCGAGCGATGACCTGAATTGCGCCGCGCTTGCCTGCGTTGGTGGCAACGATAGTCGCACCGTTCGGAAGCGTGATCGTCTCGCCCGTTTGAAAGTTGCCGGTCTTGGACCGCAGCTTGATGTAGCCCGCCGCAGGCATAGCCCCGCCCGCCGTGGCTGGGTCAAACGATCCTGCCGCCCAAACCCGCGTAAGCTCGCCTGTGGCTCCGCTAGTGCCCCCTGTCACCGTATTGGACCCAAGTGCAGCCTGCGTCGGGACGCTTCCAGACGACGAGGAAAACGGCACTTCCCAAACTTTGGTGCCATCGATCAGGACCGATCCGCCCAGCGTCGAGGATAGCGTGACGATACCGAAAGCCGCCGCCTGCTGGTTAATTTGCGTGTCAGCATCAATTTTTAATGCACCACCATTGATTGTGATGCTCTCACCATCCAGCAAACCCGAGATCAACGCATCATCATAATTGATAGGCGATGCAGGTGTTCCCGTTGTGATAGTCTGATTGGCCATGAAAACCTATTAACGGCTAGTGGTAAATAATTTTTTAACTCTTGGTATTAAACCAAAGGCCAACGAAAGAATAATAAAACCTACAGAAAGATTTACAAGATA